TGGGATAGGGGCTACCGGAGCCGCCTCTGACACGCTGCAACACATCCATCAGGCCCATGGCTTCGGTCCCTGGCCCGAGTAGGGCCGCAGATACCCGGCGGCCACCATGTCGGCCACCAGCTCATGGGCATCGCTGGCGATGATGCGCTCCGCGAGGATGCGCCCGAACTTGTCCCCTCGGTCAAGGTGGGTCCTCACGACCACGAGATTGCCGCACCGGGCGAACCAGGTGGCCACCCAGTCGCGAGCGGTCTCGCCCATCTTGTCCAGCCGTCCCAGCTCAGGGGCGTCGTAACCGAAGATCCTCATGTCCTCGCTCACGACGTGGACATGGAATCCCAGGTCGATGTCGAGGTGGAAGGTGTCGCCGTCGTGGATCGATACGAGCGAGGCTTGGTAGGTGTACACGGTGCTAGTCCTGGTCCCTGGAGTGCCGAGCACGGTCATGAAGGATGGAGTCGCGGCGAGACAGAAAGCCACTGCCGCCGATCAACATGAAAAAAAAAGTCGCCACCGTGATCGTCCAAATGGGATTGGTGCGGATGCCCGGCTGAAACACTGCGAAGGCGCTCACCAGTCCGACCACGATCCCGATCCCGCCCTCCACGATTCGGTAGGAGTAGCGCAGGACCTGATTGCTCGACCAGTCGAGCAGCTCCGTGGGTGCCTCGCCAAGGGCGTGAAGACGGCGGGCCGCAGCCGAGTCTCCGTCGAACCGCCGCCATGCCTGGATGTGGTAGCGCAGGCTCACCAGCACTACGGCCATCCAGGCGATGTCAGGCAGGATCAATCCCCACTTCACAACTCAGTCCTCATCAATTTCAGTTCCCCCATCAGGCGATCCACTCGGTCCCGGTCATCTGCCGCCTGTTCCCGGAAGCGCACCAAGGTGCCCTCCAGGTTGGCCTTCAGCAGGCGCAGCTGCAGGACCTCCTCGCGGAGGCGGACGATGATCTCCTCCAGCGCCAGCACCTGCGCCTGGAGCTGCTCGACGCGAGCGTGGAGCGGTTCCACCAGCGAGAGGGAGGTCTGCACCAGCCCCTCGGCCTGCTCCACCATGGCCCGGCGCTGCTGCGAGCGCTCCACGCGCACCGCCCGGCGGTAGGTCAAGAGGGCCGTCAGGCCGCCCAGGCCGCCCAGTGATCCGGCGATGCCGAAGCCGGTCGCGATCCAGTCGATCACCAGGTGGCCTCCTATAGGCTGGGGCCGATTGAAACCCTCTCGTCATAGAGGAGATACCCACCGGTCTCGGGCTCGGCGTGTCGAATCGCTCGATCGATTGCCATCACCGTCGCGATGATCCCGTCGATGCGCTTGGTGGACCGGCGCTTGCTCGGCTTCCAGTTCCCGGCCGCGTCCTGCTCAACGGCCGTGTTGTCGGCCATCCAGCGCAGCACCGGATTCCCTCCGTGCTGCAGGGTCCTGTCCCTCACCATCCGCAGCAGCTCCCGCGTGGGTGGACCCAGGGTCAGGAAGCCCTGCCGGAAGGGCAGCACCTGGAAGCCGAGCATCTCCAGCTCGTGGAGCAGCTGCCAGGAGCCATAGGGGTCGGCCGCGATCTCCTGGATCCCGTAGTCGATGCCCGCCTGATGAATGTCCTGCTTGACGCGCTGGTAGTCGATCACATTCCCCGGCGTCAGGTGGATCAGGCCGTCGCGAGCCCACAGGTCGTAGGGGGCGCCGTCACGCCTGGCCTTGTCCACGATGCCCTCCTCGGGCAGCCAGAACATGGCCTGGACCCGGTAGTGTCCCCCGGCCTCGGTATCGAGCGGCGGGAAGCACAGCACGAAGGCCGCGAGGTCGGTGGTGCTCGCCATGTCGAGGCCGGCGTAGCAGGGCTTGCCCAGCAGCGGCGGGGCCGTGAGCCCGGCGCATTCATCCCAGTCGGCCATGGGCATCCACCGGCTCTCCTGCGCCACCCACTGGTTCAGGAAGAAGCGCCGGAAGCTGTTCTCGGCCGGCGGTTCCTTGGCCGCCCGCTCCGACTCGCGCTCGTAGAAGTCAACGGCCACCGTGTGCCCGAGCGACGGATTGGCCGCCTGCCAGGCAATAGGGTCACGGAAGTCCGCCTCCGGGTCGGCCGCGTATAGCACCGGGAGGAAGCTGGTGTCCTCGATGATCCCGTCGCGCACCTGGCGGGCGTACTCATGCTTGTCCCACGCGAGGGTGGTCCGGTCATAGCCCGCGGTCGTGATCGCGAAGGTGAGCGGCTGGGCCCGGGCGGCCGTCGAGTTGGTGAGGACCTCCCACAGGCCCCGGCCCGGCTGGCGGTGGACCTCATCGAAGATGACCCCGGAGGGTGATACGCCGTCCGTCCCGCCGACGTCGGCCGGGATCGCCCGGTAGAAGCCTCCGGCACTCACGCCCTTGGTCACGAGGATGCGCTTGGAGGAGTCGATGATCTTGGCTCGTGCGGACAACTGCGGAGAGTTGCGCACCATCTGAGCCGCGACGTTGAAGACGATGCTCGCCTGGTCTCGGTCGGCGGCAGCGCCGTAGATCTCCCCGCCTCGCTCGTCATCCGCGAAGAGGAGCTTCAAGGCGATGGCCGCGGCCAGCTCCGATTTCCCGCTCTTCTTCGCCACCTCGATGTAAGCCGTCCGCACCGTGCGCTGACCGTCGCGGTTCAGCGTTCCGAAGATCGGCCGCACCACCTCCCATTCCTCCCAGGGCAGCAGCTCGAACGGCGCCCCGGCCCACTTGCCGCGTGTATGGCGAAGGTGGGCGATGAACTTCACCGCACGATCGGCAGCATCGCGCTCCCTGGCGTTGCGCGGACGCCACCGGCGGGCCACTACCGGTCGAGGACAAAGTGGGTGAAGCCCACCGCGATCGCCGTCACGAAGGCCATCCCGACCGCGATGGCCGTGATGGTGTGGGCGTCGGCCCAGTTGCGGATGTGGTCGGTGACCAGGGGCTGCCCCTCCAGCACCAGGACGGCCTCCAGCAGCGCCAGTACAGCGAGGGCGAAGGGAATCATGCCGGCCAGGAACCAGATCACGGCTGCGGCCAAGCGCGGGGTCACGATCACGACAGCACGCCGTCGAGGGCGTCGTCCTCTTCGGGGGTGGGCGTGAGGTGAATGCGGCTCCGCGAGGCGGGGGTCAGCCCGAACTCCTGGGAGAAGGTCGCGATGAGGCGCACGGCGGCCTCGAACGCCCTCACCTCCGGCCGGATGCGGATGCCGTTGGCCGTCTTCATCGTCAGCCCCCTGGCCCGGATGACCTTGTTGGCATCGTTCATCTGGACGATCGAACGGCCGTAGGCGGCCATCGCCACGGCGTCCGGCCGGCGCATCAGGCCGGGGATGATGTCCAGCTCCGGCATTACGCGGTCCCACTCGACGCGGGCGGCCTCGTCCAGCCAGGCCGGAGGCTCCATGCCCGGGCGCGGTTGCGGCTCGCTCTTGTTCAGGGGCCGCTTGCCAGGATTGCCGCTCAGGACCTTAAGCGCCGTGGGCCTGGGGGCCGGACCTCGACCTGGCATGGCTACTCCTCGCCCGACACGTTGGCGGTGAGGCCGTCCGACCAGTTGGACCCTTCCTCGGGTTGGAGGCAGTGCCCGCCGCCGCTGCCGCGGACCCTGGGCCGCTTGACCCGCAGGGCCAGCGCCTTCAGGGCGGACCTGACCGCCTGGACGTCCTCGGCCATCCCCGGCAGCTGCAGGTTCTGCCCCTCGGGTCGGGCAGCGTCGACCGCGGACGGAAACTCAGCCTTGGACACCGGCGGTACCGTCATGCTCCAGCTCATCATTCACTCCTCATCCCGCCATCGGTCGCGGGAGTACTTGAGCCGCAGGTCGAGCACCTTCAGTACTCGGTCCACGGCCTCGGGGTTGCCTTCCTTGGCCCTGGGGTAGAGGGCCGGGAGCATTCCGTCCAGGAACTCGACCTCGCGCCCCTCGACCGAGGACCGGCGGCCGGGGGCAGGGGTATCGCGCACCTGGTCGGTCATGGATGCCTCCTGAATCGGGGAAACCCCCTAGACCCGCGGCCGTTTATTTTGTTCCGACGCGCGGTTAATTCCGCGCACCCCAAACATTTCGATACCCGGCCTCCGCGTCATTGGAAGTTGCACGCAGTGCCGCGCTTCCTTTGCGTTCGCTCTGCGTCACCCACCGCTCAGGGTCTTGATCGCGTGGTGGCGTGCGCACAGTGATTGAAGGTTGCTGGGATCGTCCGTACCGCCACGCTTGCGCGACCTGATGTGATCGACCTGAGTGGCCGGTACTCGAACGTGGATATCCGCGCAGTGAGCGCACCAGGGGTAACGCTCCAATTGCGCTGCCCGCAGCGCACGCCACTCGGGCGTGCGGTAGTGGGAAGAGTCGTATTGGATCGGTTGCCGTCTGTGCTCTTGGCAGCGCCCGCCGTTCTTACCGCCCGCTGTTTCCGGTGCCTCCAAATTGGGGCAGCCGGGGAAGGTGCAGGGCCTACGTAGGCGGGTTGGCAACGTGCCCCTCCCCCTGGTTTGGGGAGCTGCGCCTGAAGGATCCTGATGTCGCGGTTCTGGCCCCTCGATAGTCGAGCCCTTTGCGAGTCTTCGGAAGCTGCAACGAGGGGATAACCTGTCGGGCTACCGCGCTGCGTGTGCGTTGAGGCTCATAATGCTGGCGCAAAATCATATCCGCTCTGATGAAGAGAATGCGCTGCATCGGCGACAGTCCGGGCGGCAGATTGTGATGGTCGAAGGAAAGTCCGGGTTGCTCGATTGGTGGCGTGTGTGGCGCTGGGGCCGGTACCAGGTCGGCATCGGGAAGCGGGTGCTCCACCACGCCGTCATGGTGGACGGGGAAGAGTGCTTCCACCTGCTGCCTGCGGGCGGGATCGGTGGTGGTGAGGAACGCCTCGACGGCCGCCTCGTGGTCCTGGTCGGTCATGCGCTGCGCACTCGCCCGATGGTCCCGTGGCGGCGCCTCCTTGCCTGGGCTGAGGAATCGGCCGGGTGTCCCCCGGCATTGTTGACGCGGCGATCGGTCCCGAAGCATCCGGGGTCGGCCGCTGGCCAGAACCAATGTGTTCGCACCGCTCGACGGGCGATGTTGAGGCGGGCGATGAAAGCCTTGTAGCTGATCCCGATCGCGTCGGCGGCCCCCTGATAGGAGCCGGCCTCGGCAAGTGCCCAGAGGCTTCGCCGGTCCTGGGGTCTGAGCCCGCGCCAGATCTGAGCGAGGGCGAGTTGGTCGGTGACCCCGTTCTCCGGGCCGGGGGTGGAGAGGCGCTCCCAGTAGCGGGCGAAATTCGGAGCGATGCCGTAGGCGTCCTGCCGGAGGCCGCGATGGTGCCGGTCCGATCGCAGCCCTCGGTAGACGGCCTGGACTCCTGCCAGGCGCAGCTCCCGTGGCGTCGGAGGGGCTGGTAGGGAGATCAGGACCTCGGCCATCGCGGACCAGGCTATCTCGGCCCTCTCAGGGATCTCCCAGGGGCAGAGGCGCGACATCGACCGGGCGATTGAGCGGGAGAGGCCGGTCAGGTCCTGGGCGGTGACCCCGTGGGCAATCTCCAGGCTGCTCACGCTCATTCGCCGCGCTCGCATTTCAGGCAGGGCAATCCGAGGCGTCCGCGCTCATGGGGATCGGCGCTGAAGTGCATCCCGGCGAAGTGGACGCCGCCCGAGGCGAATGCAAGTGCGGCTAATGCCGTGACCGTCTGGTTGAACACCTGGGCGGTCTCGCCCTTGACCTTGCTGCGGTACATCAAAATGTCGCCCTTCTCAGCGATGGCGTCGGCGATGGAGCGGGCTACCTTGGCGCGGGTATCTGGATCCCAATTGCGCATTTCCTCGACCTTCAACGGCACCGCGGCCTCAAGGCTGAGGCGCAGCAGGGGGAAGTCCAGCGCCTCCATCTCAGACCGCCTGAGCGCTCCGCTCCAGCTCGGGCAGGGTGCGGAGCTTGAAGGCGGCCCGGCGGACCAGGCCGCTGACCGTGGTCTCCGGCCGCTCCATGATCCGGGCGACGGAGGATACGGGGAGGCCGGAGCTGGCGAGGTCCCAGGCCTCGATCTCGGGGCTGCTGAGGTCCGCGTAGAGGAGGACCGCGAGGACGCCGGAGTTGTCGAGGAGGGCTCGAATGTCAGGGTGCTGCTCCACCAGCCGCCGTCCGAGGGCCTGATAGGCCTCGTGGCCGTCCTCCGGCTCCGTGACCGGGCTCACGTGCTGGCGCTTGGCATGGGGGTGGACATTCCAGAGCCGGTGGCACCAGCGGGCCAGGGAGGCATCACGGAGGTTCAGGGAGTCAGCCATGGAGGATGCGGTCTCTAATCACTGAGGCGATGGCAGCCATCATGGGAGGCGGAACGGCATTCCCAAGCCTTGCCCACTGCTCCTGATAGCTCCCGGTGAGGAGATAGTCATCAGGAAAGCCGCATAGTCGCTTCAGCTCAGCGATAGTCAACTTGCGGCGCTGGACTCTCATGCTCTGCTCTCCTGCCAAGATAGTAGGAGCGGGCTTATCTGCATCGTAATTCTTGATCCACGAACCGTTGTAATAGGATACTTCTACACGGCTCACCTGACCAGCTGCACCCATTGTTGGACATGGCTTCTCTAAGTCGAAGTCTTCCCGGATGAAGTGCGACCCCACTCTTGCGGATATACCGGTCACTTGATGGTGATAATGGGCAAGGCCGCCAGCGATACAGATACACGGAGCCGGTTCCCTTTCAACGTCTATATCACGGCCCTCATATTGCTTAAGGTGATATGAGGTTAATTCGGGGAGCGCATCGCGGATGCTGTAGAAATAGGGTAGCGGAGAAGGATGGACAGGATCACGCTTTAGGTCTTCTCGTACCCCGATGAAAATCAACCGCTGACGTGACTGCGGAACGCCCAGCCATTTAGCATCCAGGACCCGTGCCTCAACGCGGTATCCGCAGGATCTGAGCCTGACTAGGATTAGCTTGAAATACCCCTTGGCCGTCCCCTTGACCAACCCTGATACGTTCTCGGCCACGAAGACGCGAGGCTGTACCCCTTCTACCAGGCGGGCAAACTCGAAGAACAGGTCATCACTGACTTGACTCGTGCCATCCGCGTGAGCGGTTACCTTGCCCCAACCTTCCTCGCGCTTCCCGGCCGTTGAGAATGCCTGACAGGGTGGAGACCCATCCAGGATGTCAAGCTCGCCCCGATTCAGGCCCGTCGCGGCCAGGATGTCTTCGGGCTGTACCAGCCGAATATCGCGAGTATCAAGGATCGTGGCCGGGTGGTTGGCCCGGTAGGTATCAACCGCTGCGGGCACGATCTCCGAAGCCCAGACCACCTCATACCCGGCTAATTGATAGCCAAAGCATGACCCTCCACCCCCGGCGAAAGTCGAGGCGACCTTCAGGCCGTTGCGTGGAGCCCCTTGGACCTCGGAGACAGTCGATACCCAATAGGGCGGCTTCTTGGCTGCCGGAAGCCTTGCGAGAACCGTGACGGGCATCACTGGCCTTTCGGTTTGCCTGACCACTCGTAATGACATTTGGGACATTCGTAGGCAGTCTCCAAGTCTTGGTCATAACTCTGAAACTCTGCCGGAGCTTCAGGAGGCATAACTTGAGCCAGAAGCTTATCCAGCTCAGCTGAGTCATATCCGGTTCCGGTCAAAGATGGAAGATCGCTGAGAATCCGTGCTAGAGCGTTGTTGTCGTACCCGGCGATGTCGTTGGTGCGGTTGTCCACGAGGAGGATTCGCATGGCCTGCTCGTCATCCACGTCGAGCCAGATGACCGGGGCCGTGACCGCACCCTCGGCCCGCAGCGCGAGGAGGCGGTGATTGCCCGCGAGCACGTGGCCGGAGCTGCGCTGGGCGATGACGGCCCCGTAGAAGCCGTTGGCCTGGATCGATTCCCCGATCACGGCCAGGTTGCCGCGACGGGGATTGGCCGGATGCGGCGTCAGGTCATCGATCGGGACCAGCTGATACTCCTGCGAGATGGGGCCCACGCCTCGCAGTCTAGACCCGGCGAGTCGGCTACGGGCCCTTGGCCTTCTCCAGCCGGTATGTGGTCTCCAAGATGAGCCAGTAGAGGGCTGGAAAGCCGAGGGCCTCCTGCAGGCGCAGCGCGAGCCTCGGTGTGATCCCGCGCCGGCCTCGAAGGATCAGGTTGACCTGGTTGTCAGAGCCTCCCAGCTGACGCGACAGTTCCAGCTGCGACATCCCCCTCTCCGCCAGCAGGTCGCGGAGCACGATGGCCGGGGAGGGCAGCTTGTCGGCGTGCGGGGTCACGGGTTGACGTACTCCCTGGCCTTATCCCCGTCCGGGCGCCGCCGGCCGGACGGTGGATGCCGGTGCCAGCCGCAGGGCTCCCCAGAGCCGTCCCAGGAGGTCATGGCCGCGATGGCATCTTCGAAGCGGTGGTAACACCAGTAATCCGAATAGCCATCGCGCATAGCCTGCGGCCAGCCGACGACCAGCCG